TTGTATACTTCACCAGTCTTCTTGTCAATGAAGGCATGAACTGATTCAATCTGACCATCTACACACTGCATCACCTTGTGATACTTACGACCAGAGATCAGTGCATAAGAATAGTTGCGACCATTTGGATGCTGACGTTGATGACTTTGCTGGAGAGCATCACAAAGCATCAGAGAATACTTAGTGACGTTGAGTTGGATGGTGTTCTGAGCATCCTTCTGAGCAACGTAGTCGGTGAAGGTAGCAGTCATGGGTGGTTTGCTGATGAACTTAGTATAGGGCAGAGTGGGGCAGGGTCAGGGGCAGAGTGTGTCAGTTCTCATTCTGGCACAGCAGAGTGGATGAACTTGGTAATGGCATACCTATTATTGCTCATCACAGATGTCACACCATGCTTCACCCAACCAGGAAAGATAACTGTTTGGTTATCTTTAGTGGGAATCATGTAAGCATGATTGGGGAAGAATAAATCACCACCTTCAACATCATCTTTCTGTAATGTTGTGGAAACTAAAACATTAACCCACATGTCTTGATGTGCTTGGTAATGCTGTTCACTTGTATACTTACGGAGTTTAGTAAAATCTCTATTTGCTCTTTGGAAGTATTCCCAATACTCATTTTCATCAATGATAGAATCATAAAATTCTTGAGAAAATAGTTTATCATCCATTATCCTGAGAATATCAGATACAGAACGATCAAGATATGTGGTATCTAATGATAACCCACTAGAATCTGTTAGATATTCACCATCATCATTTTTTGCAGCAGAAAAATCTCCAGGTGACTTTAATTTACTTGAAAGAAAATCAATTTCTCTCCAAATTAGTTTATATTCTACATCGGTAAAATAATCCTCAATGATAATATGAGGAAAAGGATTATTCTTTATCTTCATCATAATGTTTTAGAATATTATCAACATTGTCTAACAATTCATCGGTATTCTGAATCGCATCAATACTATGAATCATATTACCAATTTCTCTAATAAAAAATGGTTTTTCATTTCTTGCAGCAAAAGCAAGTGCTTCTCTTAAGTGATCTGATGCAGATTCTAAAGAAACTTTTACTTGATGAGATAATGCCATTAGTCTTTTCTACCAATAAAATGTGGTCTATCTGGATGTTCTTCAAAATAGTCAGAAACATCTTGATTATTATCTGGATAATAGTAATTTCCCCAACCAGTTGCAATATACTTATTTTTAGAGTAAACTGTATTTCCTCTATGAGTATGAGAATAAAATGCTGGCCAAATTACCATTCTCCCTGCCTTTGGTTGTATTCTAAGTCCTTGCCACAAAAACTCAGTTTCACCTTCACCTTCAGGAATGTCATTTAAGTATAACATCCAAACAATACATCTGTCAACTACACCTAGATCATTAACTTCACAGTGCCAATCATGAAATCCACCTCTTGGTGGAGTTTTTTGAAGTTTAATCTCTTCAAACTTCATATCGATGCAAATATGATCAACAACCCAGTATTTTTTTCGATACAATTCCCAACAATTACTAAGACAATTCATAATTGCATCAGAAACTGGATTATTATCTAGATCGAGAAATATCTGATGATCGAATCTTCCAAGTTCTCTTTTTCCAGGTTCCCCTCCACCATATTGATAACGATGCTCATCTTTATTCTCATACAATTTATCGAAGTATCTGCAAATGAGATCACATCTCTCCTCAGAGATTACATTGTCATAAACTCCAATAAAATCACTATCCTTCAAATTCATACTACCCAAGTAATAATCGAGAATCTAACACCCGATTCTACTGGAAGAATTTCATGAGGGTACATGAAGTTAGAAGGGAATATAAGAACATCACCACAATCAAGATCAAATACAAGTTCTCTATTGAATAGAGCAACTTGACCACCTTCAAATCCATTGTTCATTGACATAATAATAGACAATGCTCTAGGTTGTTCTTTAAATGAATCTGTATGTTGAATGTAAAAGTCACCCTCTTCATATCGTAGAAGTTCATAACCAGAATCTTCTTGGATTTCTAACTCAAAGTCTGGATGTGCATCTTGATATTGTTTAATTAAATCCTGAACAATTTCAAATAGTTTATTGTCAATTCCCTTACGTTCTTCTTGATTATCTTCTTCAAGAATTCCTGAATCTGAGATAGGAATAAATGCACATTTCCTTGCTTCAGGATCATGACCACCACCAGTTAATGTTGGTTCCCAATAGTTTGTATGAGCATATTGCTCTAGAATTTCATCACAAAAATCAGGATCAATTGCTTCCTCAAGATGTAAAACAAAATCCTCCAAAGTTTTTTGAGACAAACCAGTTCCAGATTTCTTTTCTGGTTTTGCAATGAGTTCAGGAGTATTTTTCTTTGTTAAAAACTTCTCATACTTTTTATTAGCAACAATTACCTCGTCAAAATCAACGAACTCATTATCATTATCTTCAATTTCTACAATCTCAAGTTTATCTTCCCTTTCAGGTCTTAATTGACGGCGTTTGAATCTGCTTTCTTTCTCTTCTCTATACTTTTTTGGAAGAATTACATTGCTTCCTGAATCTTCAAAGTTTCTCATTTCGTCATACTCCTCTTTTAAAATATCAAAATCTTCATCAAGATCACGTTCTCTATCAAAATATGCTTCACCACAATATCCACGACTTCTTACATAATGCAAAAAGAATTGAGTATAGTGTTCACCATCAAATTTATCTCTCCAATGTGGAGCAATACATCCTAAGTATAGCATAGCATCACCAGGATTTAAAGAGACACATCTTTTATCTCTTTCTGGAGTTTCAATCCAGATTGCCCAAGGTTTATCACCACCCAAATGCAAAGTCACAGAAACTTCACATGCAGGACGATCTGTATGCTTTGTTAATACACTTCCCTTACGATAAATCCTAGAATAAACGTAAGTGGGGAGAACAGTCTCACTAACAATCTCAGAAACATGAGATGTTTTATTGGCAAGCAATTCTAGTGCAGGAAGATAGTTCCAAACAGCAGCAGAATTTGGTGCTTGTGGATCTCCACTGAACTTAAATTTAGAATCAGTTATATGAAATTCTTTTTTTAATTTTTCAGCATGTTCTGGAGTAATAAAATTAGGAACAACCAGATAGTTGTTCCTGAGCAAATCACTATTCATTATTTTTTAATCAGGATTGGTTTTCGTCAATAACTTTCTTAAGTTCTTCAAACCATTTAATTGCTTTATCTACAGGGAACTCATTGTCTTCTCTTTCATCATTTGTAAGAGTAGTATAAAGTTGTTGTGGATCAATTTGATCGATGAGATTTAGGACATCATTAACATCATGGTCCGCACCAGATTCAACTTGTTTTCTTTGAATATTTTGTTCAAAGATTTCTTGAGTTTCTTTCTGCAATGCTTCAGGATCAAATAGTTTTGATTTAAGATATTCTTGATTCTGCTTCTCTCTATACTCTTGCTCAAGTTTTTCATATTCTAATTCAAGAGCAATATCCATTTCATCATATGCTTGCTCCTCTTCCATCTTATGATCAACTTCTTCAGAAGTCTTCAAGAGATAACGACGTTTTTCTTCCAACTCTTGCTCTGCAAATTCTTGACCCATCTCAAGTTTTGTGGCATGATCTGCAAGTTTATTTCTATATTCAACAATAAACTCTTGATTTTCTAGAGTTTGAATCTCTAGACTTTCTTTCTGCATCTCAAGTTCTGCTCGGATAATTTCAAGTTGCTCATTCTCAATGTCACGAACTTTATCATCTTGTGCTTTCTTAAGCATTGCTTCTTGTTCATCTTCAAGAATCTGTTTTTCAAGAAGTTCAGATTCTCTTTCCATCTTCTCACGTTCTTGTGCAAGAAGTTCTTGATACTGCTTCCTTTCTTCAATAAATGCTTCTTTTTCTTTTTCAAAATCTTCTAGAAGATCATCATATTTTTTAGCAAGTTCTAGAGATTTCTTTTCAAAAAACTCATCTACTTTTTGCTGCTCTAAAGCACTATATTCACTTTCTCTTGCTGCTTTCTCTCTTTCTAATACAATAACAGCAGTTTGCTTATCATAAAATTCTGCTTGCTCTAATCTAGTTTTTTTATCAGCAAGATCATCTTTTTCACCACGAAGTTCTTTATTTTGTCTTTGAAGATCATCAATGATGACAAGTTGTGCTTCCTTCTCTAGTTTATCAAGATTTAATTCTTCAATCTGAGAAGCAAGATTCTCCTCTTCTGCAATAGCAGCAGCAAGCTCTTTCTGCTCATAAAGATTTAAGAAGGTATTGTAATAATCCAGATATGGTTGAACAATGGATTCAAATTCATCTTCACCAAAGATTTTATTTGGAACAGGTAGTTCACCAGGAATATCCTCATATTCCAAAGAACCTTTACCATCTATCCACTGAATAGCATGAATATTCTCATCATCAAAATCCCATGGTGCATCATTCTCAAGATCTACCGTTTTTTTATCAACAATAATTTTTTTATCTTCAGGAATAATAGAAATTCTCATTGTTTCTCCTCGTCAGACTCTGGTAGTAAGTTTTCTTCTTCTTCATTATCTATACCTTCCAAGGGTTCAAAGTATTCAGATACATTAACACCCTGGTCTTCACACATATCAAGATACATATTGCCAACCGCATCTAACATGTTCTGATTGGTTTCATGTGCTTTCACCATTTCATTTCTAAATGACTCAACAGCAGAACTGGTAGATCTTTGCTGTTGACTATTTTCAATCATTAGCATTGGCATCCATTGAATTGCACAAGACCAATGATCTACTTGCTGACCAGTATTAGGATCTTGTCCAACAACATGTGTGTACCAAGCACACTTATGTTCGACACAATCTTTTTTAATAAGTGGACACCACTTTCCAGTTGCTTTAACCATAAAATGAAATTCAGTATAATATTTATTATAGCACGATCAATCCAAACTGCAAAGGATAACGTCAATGTATTGAACTCTCAATGGTGATAGAGAAGCAACAAAATTAACAGGAGATCCTGTAAATGGATGAGTATGTGCTTGACCACCACCTGTTGATGATGTTGCTGGTGCTTGAGTATTACTATTCCTAATAGTACCACCAGGAGATAACGTTCTTTGTGTTATCCTAACGTTAGAAACTAAAGGATAACGTTGCACAACACGATATGCTCTTGGTTGCCTATAAGCTGCAGGATTTCTTTGAGGAACTGTAACTCTGAATGGAATATTCACTCGGAAAGAATTTCTCTGTCTGAATGAATATCTCACTCTAAAGGTTCTTGGTTGCCGATTTCTAAATGCTCTCCTCTGTCTAAAGTTACGAGGTTGTCTAAAGTTACGAGGTTGACGGAAAGATCTTCTTTGCCTAAAAGACCTAGGTCTTCTAATTTGCCGTCTTTGCCTCCAGTTCCACCAACCATTAACCCTACGATCGGCTCTCCGTGGTTCTCTATCATTTCTTCTACGTCTGCCACCCCTTCTTCTATTAAATCTATCATTATTTCTCTGACTTTGACGGAATTGTTGACTGATGGGATTTCTCCATCTTCCATCATCACGACGATAGCTAATTGGTCTTCTAGATCTTACAGGAACACGGAATGGAACAGGAACACGGAAAGGAACTGGGTTCCTAGAACGTACAGGGTATCTTACTCTAAAGTTTCTTGGTTGTCTCTGTCTAAGTGGAACCCTCTGTCTTTGTTCTTGTCTATAGTTACGAGGTTGTCTTACATTAGTTGGTTGCCTAAAATTAACAATAACTCTATTGTTAAAGATAACTCTAGTTTCACCTCTAATTGCATAACCTCTTGGTTGTCTATTATCTGATCTAAAAGGTGAAGACGATGCAGAAGATCTATACGAATTAGGATTACTTCCTGTATTATGAGTGTGCCCAGGAATTTGTTGTGTTGTTAATGTTGTTGGTCCAAGACTAGCTGAAAAAGTTGTAGATACAGGACCACTTGTTCCACCATCGTCAAATACTCCAGTAAAATCTATGTTTCCAGCAGATCCTCCACCTATTCCATCTACAACTCTAAGTGCTTGTTCGTTTACCAGTGTGCTTTTAGTCCACCCAGTTGGTGCTGATGCTTGATAAAACACCATCGTAGATGATTGTGGAACAATGCCATAAAAAGTATTTAACGTAGTACCATTACCAAACTGAAGTCCATCTGCTCTTAAGATTGACATATTTTATACCTCAACTAAAACTACAGAGAATGACATCAATATACTTAACTCTAAGATCAATAGATCCACTATATGGTGAGGCACTACCATTAAATGGGTGAGTATGTGCTGCACCTCCACCAGTTGGTGATGTTGCTGGTGCATTAGAATTTACAGCACGTCCACCAATACCAGGAGATCCAGGACTTACATTAACTGAAGAACCTGCATTATGAGTGTGCCCAGGAATTTGTTGTATTGTTAATGTTGTAGGACCTGCTGAACCAGCAGCAGTTACAGTTCCACTAACTGGACGATTGGATGTTGGAAAGATTGTAGAAAATGGTTGTCCACCAGGACCAGCAGTTCCACCAGAACCAAATCCTCCACCAGTTCCAGAAACAACTCTCAGTGCCTTGTTAGTGTGAGTCGTTACTTGTGCCCATCCAGATGGTGCTGATGCTTGATAAAATACTGCAACACTATTCTGAGGAATGATGCCATACTTAGAATTTAGAATAGTGTTATCAGAACCAAATTGAATACCACTCGTTTGTAAAATAGACATATTATACCAATTACTAACAACATCTAACGTGTATTATTTATCCAATATTAAATGCGATGGATATTCTTTCTTCTTGACTAAAGTGTGGTGTCACATAATGTGCAACCGTTGATGGCATAAGATATAGATGTTTTTCTTCTGGTCTAATAAAATACTCACAATTATCTGGAATATCAGCAAATGCACTATTATGATTCATTGCATCAGTTCTAACCAACGAAAACATTCCTTCAGTCTCTTGCATATTCTTTGGAATTTTTGGGTAATATACTCCAATTACACTACATCCAGGATGAGTATGGTGAACATTATATCCCATTCCTTTGTTAATGTTAATCCACCAACCAATATCATTATCATTAACTTTTAATTGACAATTACATTTCTCTAACATATGATTAGTAAGATCAATAGCATTTCTTGCTAGATTTTGAATTGCAGGTGTTGTTGTCTTTCGTATATTATGAAGTTCATATACTTGACTTTGCCACCCACCACTCCAATTAGATTTTTTAACTCCATTAGGATATTTTTCTTTCAATTCCATACATTCTTCAACAACTTCA